AACACTTAATTATTAACATTTAAAGAGGTAAAATTATGGCTTTAGACATTAACGCAATCAGAGGTAGACTGAACAAACTACAAAACACACAACGTAAGACAGATGCACTTTGGAAACCAACTCCAGGAAAACACCAAGTGAGAATCGTACCTTACAAATTCGTAAAAGATAATCCATTTATCGAACTTTACTTTCACTACAACATTAACAACAAAACTTATCTTTCACCACAATCTTTTGGTAGACCTGACCCTATTGTTGAGTTTGCTGATAAACTTAAAAGAATGGGTGATAAGGAAGATTGGAAAGCTGCAAAAGCTATGGAGCCAAAACTTCGTACTTTTGTTCCTGTTATTGTAAGAGGTGAAGAAGGTGAAGGAGTAAGATTTTGGGGATTTGGTAAAACTGTTTATCAAGAAATCCTTGGGTATATCGCTGATCCTGATTATGGTGATATTACAGACCCAACAAGTGGTAGAGATTTAACAATCGAATATAAATCAGCAGAAGAGGCTGGTACATCCTACCCAACTACAACAATCAGAGTTAAACCAAACGCATCACCATTGAGTGAAGATTCTACAAGAGCAACAAACTTCTTAGAATCACAAACTGAGATTACAGATTTATATTCTGAGTTATCTTATGATGAATTAAAATCAGTATTAGAGGGATGGTTGAATCCAACTAATGAAGAAGGTGCAGGAGACGAATCAGTTTCACAAGAATCTCTTTCTACATCTACCCCCACTCAAACTACAACTCAAACAACTGAGGCAACTACAACTACAACTACAACTTCAGATACTAAGAAAACTGATGATGTTGCAGCTGCTTTTGATGATTTGTTTAACAATTAAAAAACCAAACTAAATGGCAAAAAAGAAAGAAGAACTGGACTTAGCAGATATCCTTGCAGGAGAACTGAATAAACAGTCCAAAGATAACAAAGTTGCATTTTTCCTTGATGATGATAGTGCACCTACAAACGTAGATGGATGGGTATCGACTGGATGTGCAATGTTGGATGTTGCAATTTCTAACCGCCCTTATGGTGGATTGCCAGTTGGTAGAATAGTTGAAGTAACTGGTTTAGAACAATCAGGTAAATCACTCGTATCAGCACACCTTCTTGCTGAAACACAGAAACAAGGAGGTGTTGCTGTATTAATCGATACTGAAACCGCAGTAAGTAGAGAATTTTTGGAAGCTATCGGTGTGGATGTTTCAAAATTACTTTATGTATCTGCAGATTCAGTAGAACAAATCTTTGATATGACCGAAACTATTATTGAAAAGGTTAGGGAAACATCAAAAGATAGATTAGTAACTATCGTAACTGATTCAGTTGCAGCTGCTTCAACTAAAGCAGAACTTGCTTCGGATTATGGTAAAGATGGATACGCTACTGATAAAGCAATCATCATCTCCAAGGCGATGAGAAAAATTACCAACATGATTGGTAGACAAAAAATCTTATTAGTTTATACAAACCAACTTCGTCAGAAGATGAACGCCATGCCCTTTGGTGACCCATGGACAACAAGCGGTGGTAAAGCCCTTGCATTCCATGCCTCTGTTAGATTGAGATTAAAAGGAACTGGACAAATCAAAATGAAGGTTGGTGGAAACGATAAGATTGTTGGAATGAAAGTTCGTTGTCAAGTTGTAAAAAACCGAATGGGCCCACCACTTCGTTCAACTGATTTTGAAATTTACTTTGATAGAGGAATCGATAACTATGGTTCTTGGTTAAAGGTAATGAAAGAAGAAAAGATAGTTAAACAGGCTGGTGCATGGTACACTTATGTTGATACTGAAACTGGTGAAGAACTTAAATTCCAATCAAAAGATTTCATCGAATTGATGGAAACTAGAGAAGAAATTCGAGAACAAATCTATAAAAAGATTTGTGAAGAACAAATTTTACAATACAAATCAGATACCTTAGATATTGATGCAATGGAAATTGATAACAATGGTATCATAGATGAATAAAAAACAAAGTTATGAGTAAATTAGTAACAATGTTGAGAAAGAGTGCTGAGGCTGATAAAGCCAAGGCACTTTTATCTCTTGATTTATTAGACAAGAAGGCAGTTGGTATTGGTGACCACTCTACTGAAGATTTCTACAAGAATGCCGAGGAAGCACTTGGATTACTTGCAGATGCACAAGATAGATTGGAAGCACTTGAAATTTACCAACAAAGTTTAGAAAAAGACCTTCTTACATGAAAGAACTCTACAAGAACATTTTAGAATCTGTTGAAACCCAACATAACCAAAATATCGATAAACACAAGAATTCTCGTGTGTTGATTATCGATGGTTTAAATACCTTTATCAGGTGTTGGACATCTACTCCAACTCTTAATGATGATGGTGACCATGTGGGTGGTGCAATAGGAACTCTAAAATCTATTGGTTATGCAATACGACAAGTAGAACCAACTCGTGTAATCGTAACATTCGATGGCCAAGGTGGTTCTACTAATCGTAAAAAGATTTATAGTGGATATAAGGCAAATCGTGCCAAAAGTAAAATGAGAATTAATCGTGCATACAACGAAATGATGAACGAAGAAGAAGAGCGTGAATCAATGAAAAGACAGTATGTGTGGTTAATTGATATGTTAAATTATTTACCAGTAACAACCATGATTTACGATGGTGTTGAAGCTGATGATACGATGGCATATATTACTACAAATCTTCTTAAAGAAGATGAACAGGCAGTAATCATGTCTACTGATAAAGATTTTCTACAATTGGTGGATGATAAAACTATTGTTTGGTCACCTACTAAAAAGAAAGTTTATAATCAAAACAGAATCAAAGAAGAGTTTGGAATGGACCCAAAAAACTTGTTGTTGTATCGAGTTTTAGATGGAGATTCTTCAGATAATATACCTGGTGTATATGGGTGTGGTATAAAAACTATACTTAAACGATATCCAGAAGTTACAGAAGATAAAGAAATTACTCTTGATGAATTTTTTCAATTAACTGAACAAAAAGTTGAAGAAACGAAGGGTAAGATAAAAATATACAACGATATCATTGAATCCAAAGAACAAATTATAATGAATGAGAAATTGATGCAACTTAAAGATGTTGATATTTCTGGTAATATTAAAATGCAAATTCTTGATAGATTTAATGAGGAAATAAATCCATTAAACAAAATGGATTTTATGAAGATTTTGTTAAAATACAAAGTAGTGAATAATTTTGGAGATTTAAATGATTGGTTAAAAAGAACCTTTGGTGGAATTATTACCGATTAATTTGGATTCTTCAAATAATTTTCGTATCTTTGTATCAGTTTTAAAAAAGAGTCAATGCAAGAAACAGTAGATACCTTATCGAAATATGGGCAATCATTTCAATCAAAGGTTGTATCTGCACTAATTACTGATAACAAGTTTCTCGATTCCATATCGGAAATAACCACCACCAAGTTCTTTGAGAACGATGCTAACAAGTGGATTATTGGTGAGATACTTGAGTATCATAACGAGTTTAGAAAACCTCCCACACTTGATGTATTCAAATCTCAGTTATCCAAAGTAGATAACGATATTTTAAAGAAAACTGTTGTAGAACAACTACGCCATGTTTTTACTCAAGTTGGTAACGTAGATTTAGATTACATAAAAAAAGAATATAGAGAGTTCTGTATCAATCAGAATCTTAAAGGAGTAATCCTTCGTTCAGTTGATTTACTAAAAGCTGGTTCTTATGATAGAATCAAAGATTTAGTAGATAATGCCATGAAAGTTGGTAACGAAACTGATTTAGGTATGGATTACATCGAAGATTATGATGAAAGAATGCAGGATTTAAAAAGAACAACAGTTCCAACCAAGTGGGAACCTATCAACGATTTAATGGATGGTGGATTAGGACCAGGTGAGTTGGGAGTAGTTGTTGCACCTTCGGGTGTTGGAAAGACATGGATTCTCACCGCAATAGGTGCAGAAGCTGTTCGGAACGGTTTGAGTGTGGTACATTACACAATGGAATTATCAGAACACTACGTTGGTGCTCGATACGATACTGTGTTTACAGGTATTCCCTCGGCTGATTTGAAGGATAAAAAAGAAGAAGTAAAGGGTAAGATTAAGAATCTTCGTGGAAAATTACTTATTAAGTACTTTCCTCCAAAAGGTGTTACAGTAAAAAAGTTACAGACTCATATAGAGAAGATGATT